GATTTGAAGAGGCAAACGCTCCAAAGAGTCATATTCACTTTTGAGCTCGTACCCGTGTATAACACCATTTATTACAGCAATGTCTGCTCTACTGGCGCCAAGGGATATGGAAAATTCATCGACCACAAGGCAGTCTGGATCTAAATGCGATTCTTTCAAAAGCTTATGATGCACCGCGAACCTAACATCTTGATCTTTCATGACTTCTCCTTACTCCCTCCGTTATTGAATTATAGCGCACTGCATTTTACTGCATTTGAGAGATTTGACCACTTCAATCACAAAATGCTTATCTGCAGCAACAAGATTCATAGCCATACGACTATGGTGATTACCTTTTGTCTGGAAAACTGACCATTCCACGAAGATCAGATAGGTCTATAGAATCTTGGTTTGTCATAGCGTTCGTCTTACTTTGAGATGAACCTTTGCGGCATAGGAGATCAGCCCGTCAAGGCTCACCAGCACTAACTGACTACTCAAAGGCTCATTCCAAAGGGTTTGGTTCGACGTGGTTGAGTGCGCTGCGGTGCGCGGTGAAATACCTGTACAAAAATGCCCCGCATCTGCGAGGCATTTTCCTGAAAGTCACGTATTAAATTTCAGTGAAATTAAAATTATTTTAAGCACTGCGTCCTGATGTACTCCTGCAGGTAGTTGACCTGAGCGGTTATCTTGTCGATTCCACTTCGGAGACGGTAATAATTGAGTTCAGCATCTGCTGTAAGTCTTGGGCTTTCTCCATCGCCCATGCTGCTGGCTCCGGTCGTTGACTTTGCACAGGTGGCGGCGACTTGCAGGCGCTTACGCCCAGCAGAAACATCAGCACGAAGACTTTCGATAGTCGCGTTAGCATCAGCAAGCTCCTTTGTGTATCTGGCGTCGAGTTCTGCTACATCACGCTGACGCATCTGCATGTCAGTAATTACCACGTTCGCCAGCTTCAGTTCTCTGGCATTTTTGTCGCGCTGGGCTTTGTAGGTAATGGCGTTATCGCGGTAATGATTAACAGCCCATGACAGGCAGACGATGGTGCAGATAACCAGAGTATAAATAATCGCTGCGACTCTGCTCACTGATCTATCCCCCAACAGGCTAATGCGCTTTCCTGGTCACGACGAATAACCTGTCCATAGCAGTTATTTGAACGTATGCGGCAATCGCGCCCACCATCTTTTATCCACCAGCGAATCGCCTCGCATGCGCCCTTACGATCACCGGCATTCAGCCGCTTATAAAACGTCGACGGGAAACACTTACCGGGGCCAATGTTATAGGGACAGAATGACGCTATACCCGCTTTCTGTGGTTCGGTCAGTGGTACTTTAATATTGCGCTCCACCCATGCCAGCGCCTTATCACGTTCAATAGCGTTAACCTGGTCGCATTTTTCCTTCGACAGCTTCATTCCCGGTATGACGGGCTTACCATCCACCATTGTGGCACCACGACAGATGGTCCATATACCGGAACCATCGCGGTATGCCGTAGTGTGGTTACCCTCTTTTTCATCCAGAAACTGGTCAAGTATTTGAGGAGCAGACGCGCCTGCAGCAATCAGCGCCAGAACAGCAGCTGACAGGCCGTATTTGATTTTTGCGCTCATGGATATTTATCAGGATGCTACCAATGAAAGATACTGGAAAGCCAACTGCAAAAAGCTAACAACCCGTAATCGAGTTATCAGAACTGTTAATTTTTATGGTATACCGCGCCTCTGAACAGGGGCGCGTTTCTGGCAACAGCTCGTCCCCTTCACATAACCCGGCAGCAACATCCATGAAGACCTGTCTGATGCTCCTTCTGGCTGCTGCCTCATAAAACTCCAGCGCGGCACCTTCAACACGGTCCAGCGAGATGTCCAGGTCAAAAATTTCACCGTCAAAGCGTTTTTTGTCCCGTAACGCTAAAGTTACCGTAACTTTATTCTCAAAATTGCGGATCCCTTTCACAATCAGTTCATAGTTTTGAGTCATTGAATTACTCTCCCCGTGCAGCCTTACGACGGTCCTCTCTGATTTTGAAATACAGGTTAGTCAGATATGTCAGCAGCCCAAACAGCAGACTCCCCAGCACGCCTATTGCCGCCCACTGAGACGGGGAAACCCTGTCCAGCAACTGCAGGAACCAGTAGCCCGTTCCCACCGCTGACGTGGTGTATGACACACCTGTTGTGATTTTTTCCATCTGGTACATACCCCGTCTCCCGTTATCCGGAAGCTGACAACAATAAAAAAAGCCACCAGTTAAGTACTGATGGCTCTGATAACTCATGCAGGCATCTCAGACGACCCACTGACACTACCGGTGAGTTTAACGATACCTTCCATTTGACTGGCTCACTTTTTATGATGATGCTGGTGCATTTATCTCCAGCACCAGACTTTCTATCTCAACGCCATACGCTGCATTTTTGGTAATATCCGTCAGCGTCAGCGCATTCAGCCCCAGTGTCAGACTGTCTTTTATGACCTGGAATGCCGGGCCAGCCACTCCATTCAGTTTCGGAGTAACCGTGGCACTGCCGGCGGTGAACACCAGCTCCAGCGTCTGCCAGTCGTTACTGTAATTCCCGAACTCGCCCAACTTTGTGTTTCCTGCTTTCCTGTGATGCATCAGATTCAGTTTGCCGTCTGTGGTCTGGGTGAAGAACGACATCAGGAACGGGTTACCAGTCCCGGTCATCGCCACGACGTCAGGTAACGCTACATCGGTATACAGATAAATTCCCAGACCGAACTGGTTGTTGGTCAGTGCGCCTGACAGTCGAAACTTACAGCTCAGTCTGCCACCCCGTGTCAGCAGGGAGACTGCGTCATCCACCGGATGCATCAGGGACCAAGTTTTATTGCTCTGCTTGGTAACCTTAAACACACCATCTTCCAGCGCAACACTGCCGCCGGTGATGGTCCAGCCCTGCGCAGCAGCCTCTCCGGCTGTCGGCAGCAGGGAGACTGTACGAACGGATGTGTCACCATCAGACGGCCCCGATGGAGTGTCGCCGCCGGGCGAGGGTTTGATTTCCGGTGCCTTACCACTAATGAAGGCTAAGGTGCGACCGGCTACGTTCAGAATAGCAGTTGCCATACGATCGGGAATAATGCCACGACGCGCCCATGAGCTGAAATGCGTCGGGCGATTTGATGATACCCAGTTTTTGTTCGTTCGGGATGCCGAACCGTAATAACCAGACCCGGCAATATCAGGATCTTCTGACGGGTTGTTTGTCGGTGTATTAACTCCGCTACCATCGGTCATAAAGGGAACAAAATAAATCTGCTGGGATTCTTTACCTTTATATGCACCATATACCACTTCATATTGCGTACCGTGTTCTTGTTTCCACGCGTATGTCGTGTCGCCACAAATCCAGGGGACTGATGCCGGACTTCCACCGTGACACTGCGCCGCCAGCCCGGCAAGGTCAGCACGGAACTGCTGTACCATTGCAAGAAATGCTGCTGGCTGCTGGGCGTAACTGGCATTCGTCATATCGAATTCCCCCTGCATCCAGCATATCGCCAGCAAAACGTTTTTCGGATTTTTCTGCAATGCTGCCTTCGTGCGGAAAAGCAGATCCTGATATAACGGCTTACCCACTCCCCAGCGAGCCGAATCCTGACTGGCCCCCGTGGACTCGCTGAATGTCCCCTCCGTGCCCTGGGTGAATGCCGAACCACCACGACAGCATGGTACCAGCAGGATCCCCGCGTTATTAGGGATATACGGAAGCAGTTTTTTGGCAATATGTAAGCCCTGTCCGACACAGCCGTACTGCCCTTTGCTCAGGTCAGCCCGGGGATGATTAATCGTACTCATATCCTGAACATCATGCAGACAATGGTCAGCAGGAATGATGTCGTTAAATACGCATACTTCACCACCGGGAGTCACTGTGTTACGCCGGGCCAGTTGCTTAATGCGCGGATGGGGCGCATCGTATGAATCCGGAAGCGGAAGCCCTTCACCGTAAGCCATGGCATTGGATTGCCCGGCCAGTACGATGACGTAGTACCACTCCGGCTCAGTTGCACCACTGACGACCACATCACCTTCTGCTGCAATCGCCTGCATCAGGGTATAAGGGGTTATGGCCACCGGACTACCAAACGGCTGCCAGCCCTCTTTCAGTTTATGTGTCAGCTTTTCCGCAAGATCTGACGGCGACGCCGCCCTGACAACATCATAGTGTTTAAATGCCATGGTTCTTTCCACCATCTGAAAAATGATTCTTTAAAATACCTGACATGTAATACAGAAAAAACACAAAACCATACCTTAAATAAAAACCTCATCATCAAGCAGATATGCATGGATAAACTACAAGACGAGATATAAACCACCCTGCATTTAAATAAACAATAAACAACATCAGAAAAATAATTCTGCTCTATGGTTTACAATCAAAAATATCATTTATACTTTTCAGAACATCACCAGCAAGGCATAAACAAGGAAACTAAATGAAGTGGATTGTGATTGATACAGTTATCCAGCCATCATGCGGAATATCTTTTTCAGTCATATGGAGTAAAATAAAATTAATAATCTGGTATCAATCGGATGCTTTCTTACCTCCTGAAAGTATATTTACACTGACTCACACAGGCATCATGCTCAATAACAAAGTGCTACCTGTAACCATTTACAACGTAGTACCATTCAATAAAACATTCTGGAATTTAATCAAAAACAGCCAGGAATGCCCTACAAATACAGATAACGTATTGAATGAATGCTTTAATAACCGTTGCACTCTGCAAATATGTCCTTATGGGCTAAAACAACAAAGTCCATAAGGAGTTTACTCACATCTGACAAAATCAATATAAACAGCCCCTCCGGAGAGGGGCTGGAGAGTGGCGCTATGTGCCATTGCATGGTGCCGGGTGCCTCCCGGTGAATTCAGTACCAGCACCTGAATCCGCGATTATCCCATATACCTACTCGCTGATTACCCCTCCGCACAGGGGGATTCACCATGCGAAATTTTTTAACAAACTTCCCGCCGGCCAGACAATAATCGCCAGCCTGAATTATGAGCAACGTGGCATTTTACGGGAAAACTGTTTTCTGCAGTAAAAAGGCCCGCCGGAGCGAGCCTGGAAGGATAGCGGTCATGTGATGCCGGTTTCCCGGTAACTCAGCATCGGTATCTGAGTCAACGTTTTCTCTACTGGGTCATTTCCGATACGTTCCGCCTTCCGGCAGACTTTCATCACGTCAGAAAATATAGCACCCTGAGTAACAGGACAGTACTCAGAATTCAGGAAACTGTGACACATCCTGCACAGAAAAGCCCCTCCGGAGAGGGGCTGAAGTATAGCCTAATTTCTGTCTGTCGCATGGTGCCAGGGGCCTCCCGGTAAATTCAGCCTGTCTACTGAATTTGCATGTTCTCTGGATCATACACTTTGCCAGATGCCCCGCCGCTGAGGGGGATTCACCATGCGATGTAATTTTTAACAAATTCTCCGGCAGCCAGACAATCATCAAGCTGTGGAATTGTGAGGTATTTAAAAATTTCAACGTGTAACTGATACCCTGCTAATCGCCTGATGCTTTCTTTTTCAGCAACGGGAAAGCAACAACCACACACCCGCCACCAAAACACCATCAGACAGCACCGACATTATCCGGCTGCTGAAGTCCACCATCACCACCAGAAACAACAGGAGTGCAACCACAGCTGCTTAGAAGGCAATTGCTCTGTCCGGCTGAGCTAACAACGCAGAATACCGATAAATGGACCGCCATCGAGAACTCGAACCCCGCGCAACCAGCTTCGAAGGCTGGCGCTCTATCCCGATGAGCTAATGGTGGTATGTGATATGGTGGCCCTTGCTGGATTTGAACCAGCGACCTGGCGATTATGAGTCGCTCGCTCTCACCACTGAGCTAAAGGGCCGGGAGCAGAATAATAATGGTGCGTAATTAATTCTGCAATCTCATCCGTTTCAAACGATTAAATCCTGAACTTCCCTGACTGTCTGCTCAAAACGTCCGGTCTCCAGCTCAACGCCAATCGCACGACGCCCGAGCGCCAGTGCCGCTTTTACCGTTGAACCTGAGCCCATAAAAAAATCTGCAACCAGGTCACCCGGACGACTGCTTGCGCTGATTATCTGCTGCAGCATTTCTGCCGGTTTTTCGCACGGATGTTTCCCGGGATAGAACTGCACCGGTTTATGTGTCCACACATCCGTGTACGGCACCTGCGCCGTCACACCAAAATACCGCCGCAGATGCTTATATTCACTCTGCAGCTCCACATACTGCCGGTTCAGTGACGTATACGTATCCACCAGCTGGTGGTGGGGCTTTTCCAGTTCACCGCGCTGATGTTTCTCTTCTGCCACCCGGGCAAACAGCGACTGTAATTTCAGATAATCGCTTTCGTTCGGTAGCTGCCACTGACTGGCACTGAACCAGTGCGACACCATGTTTTTCTTTCCTGTGGCATCTGCAATCTGTTTTGCCGTTATCCCCAGGGCCGCGCGCGCATCACGAAAGTAAGAAATCAGCGGGGCCATCACATGCTGTTTCAGTGCACTGCCCTTCGCCGCATACCCGGCATCTTTCGGACGATACGGCCCCTGATAATGTTCCGCGAACAGAATGCGCTCTGTGGCGGGGAAATACGCCCGCAGGCTTTCCTTGTTGCATCCGTTCCAGCGTCCGGACGGCTTCGCCCAGATAATATGGTTCAGCACACTGAAGCGTTCACGCATCATGATTTCGATATCAGATGCCAGGCGATGACCACAGAACAGGTAAAGACTTCCGGCAGGTTTCAGCACCCGCCAGAACTGCGCCAGACACTGGTCCAGCCACTTCAGGTAATCATCGTCGCCCTTCCACTGGTTATCCCAGCCCTCAGGCTTCACTTTAAAGTACGGCGGGTCCGTGACTATCAGGTCAACAGAATTTTCGGGTAACGACCGGATAAATTCCAGGCAGTCGGCGTTGATTAACTCACAACTGGATATTTTTACAGTATTAAGCATGGATCATTAAGCCTGTCTCTGATAGGCTCATTCTGCTTTTGCGCAAAGCAGTGGGCCTGAGGTTTGCTTGTGAACCCAACGCATGAGCAGATGGCTGGTGGGTGCCCCTAACACCCACCAGCCGCCCATTTACCACAAATAAAAAAGCCTTCACTGCGGAAGGCGTCTGTAACAACCGAACTGATAGTCTGCCAGATCCGCCATAACCAGCTGGGTCAGTATTAACTGGCAGCGTTCGCGTGAAAGGTAAGTATTCTGCGCTATCTCCCCGACTGTCGCCGGTTCGGTAACGCTTAATTCATTAAACACCACTCTGGCGGTTTCTGTCATATCCTGCTGTTTTAGCATGTCTTTTTCCCTTTTCCGGTTAACGTGACACACCAATAACTCTTGTCGAAAAAGCCAGCAAGCTGAAAGACAGGTATTCACCGCCACCAGCGCGTTTACTATACTGACGCGATTTCAGTCATAAAAAACCCGCCAGGCGGCGGGGTGTAAAAAATCTTCTAACGTCAGGCATAAAACGCCCATCGTTAGAGCAAATTTACCACAGATTCGGGAAAAATCAACAACACTATCGCGTTACCCTCTTTAACTGCCGCTCCGCCCATGCCTCTTCAATGTCAAACCGAACCACCAACGTATCGTAAAAGCGTTTCACTGATTTTTTCCACGTATCAAGCGTGATAGCACTCGTCACTTTGCATATGGCATTAAATGCCTCCGTTGATGGTAGTCTTTCACAGCCACGACCACCACAACGCTGGCAGTCTCTGATAACAGGCATACCACGTTTTACCGACTCTTCACGATGAATGGCGACACCACGCCCACGGCAATCCTTACAGGCGGTGGAAACCTCACCCTTTCCGCCACACTCCGGACAGGCAACTTTTACCACCTCCCTGACTTTTTTCCATTCTTCCCAGTAAGACGGATACACACCTTTCGTACACTTTGCCCATACCGGCGGCTTACCATCCGGATACTGGATCTTGTTTGTAAAAACCTCGCTTTCAATAAATTTTTTTCCGTGACAGCAGGAGCACTGTTTTTTGCTCGCCGCGCTGCGGGCATAATCTTCAAACGCATACGAAGCCATAATACGCATCACTGCCGGTTTTATTTCTGCCGGGAGTTTTCTTAACGCCGCCACGCGATCACACCGACTGAGTGCATATTCTGTCAGCAATTCTGTTGCCCGCTCTCTGTCATTCATACTAATGCCCATTTTCCCAAGGAACGCAGAAAACCCCATCTCAGCCCGATTCTGTGTCATGCCCTGCGCGGCCATCACATCAGTGATACTCAGCGCATCTTTCGACGTTGAGGCCGATGCATCAGTCAGGCCGGGGGATTTTGGGGAGTGGTATTTCGGTAAATCTTCCAGTTTCATTTTTTGACCTGCCCTTCAAGCATTATGGGGTAAATCTTCACCCCCAGACGTCCACCAGATACTGGCTGAGCACGAACGATATTGATTTCATCAAACTGCTCATCGTCCATTAGCAACCCCACATGCGTCAGCGCATCCAGCGGCGCTTTCAGAATATTGTCCAGGTCACGGCGGCGCTTATCCGGTGGTTCTGCAATAATTTTTATTGCCAACCTTCCGGACAGGCTTAATTTCAGCCGCTGCTGGCGAACAATAAGCGCCACTGCCCGGCGATAACGCTCCCCGGCTTTTGATACAAAATATGTGCTGCCACGACGACGCCAGTAAGTGTTCACCGTCGGCGGGTAAGGTAAAACCAAATCTATGAGCATCAGTCACCTCTTTTACCCAAGCACGCCAGTTGCAAAGGCGTGATCAAGAAAACGAAAAATTAAATCAACCTGAGAACCATGCTTTTCTTCGAACGCCAGAGGATCCGCATGAAGCTCGTTGTGATGCTCCCGACACAGCGGTAGCGTGAAAATATCGTGAGATTTTGTCCCCATTCCGCCCTGACCATGACCAATCAGGTGATGGGGATCGTCGGCTGGCTTACCACAACACGCACACGGCTGTGTCTTCACCCAGCGTGTGTATTTCTCGTTAACCCAGCGGCGACGTTTAGGTCGTTTCATGAAAGATTCCGGAGACTCAGGATCAACGGCAATGCTGACCACCGTCTCTTCCTGTGGCGGGTTTTGCTGGTGGACGTGAGGCAGCGGCGCAAGATTTTTTGTGCGCTGCTTCAGTATGCTGGTGGCGGTCTGCTCTCCCGGTACGATGTCGCTTTCACGGTACATTGAGCGGATTTTTTCCGCACGCAACCCCAGCGAACGACGTAATACCGCTTCCGGTAGCGCGTCCGCCACCTGATTGCGGACCGCCCACCAGGATAATTCAGCCAGCGATAATTCCCGTTCCTGCGAGCCATTCATTGCATGGCGTATGACGTCAATCATCCATGCAGACAGGTTTTGGTGAGCAAGTTGCCCGAGTGATTCGGAGGTCTGGTCGCGCAGCTGGTTGTCGCAGTGCCAGCACAACACCATTGCGCCGGTACCATAACGGTGAATGACGGTTTCACTGTGGTGATAATCGCCGTGTGGCCACTGGCAGGATTTAACATGGCGCAGTAACCAATCAGACAATGCGCCAGCGCCACCAGCAGCACGAATCACTCGTTCGTCGCTGAAAAATGGCAGTAATGATTTATCCTCCGCCAGCGGCTGGCGAACGGCAGGAACGACCCCGGACGGCAGATTACGCATGCTTTTCGGTTCCGGCTCCACCAGTACCCGGGTATTGTGGAATACCGGCATGGATTCACGGCCCGGCTTAACGATCACCAGCCCGAGTTCCGGTACCAGAACAGGTCGAAGTAATACCCGCACGTTACCTCCAGATGCGTTGCTGGAATGTGCGGGACGGACGCGGTGGGCGTTCGGAATAAGGGAGTCTGACGTAGATTATCCAGTGACGATAATCGAGGGTGAGGGCTTTCCTAAACTCATATCCACGTCTGCGGTAGTTATGAATCAGCCATTCGGCCTGTTCTTCAGTACAGGGATCGTGCTGATACCAGTCATATTTGAATGCGTGAGAACGCCACCCGTGCCTGCTGGCAAAGGCAGAATCAGAATTGCGAAATTTGAAATTATGCGCCATTGTCATCTCCAATGGCGCTGCAGGTTGCCAGTTGTTCAGGCTGGCTCACGTATTATAACTTATTCCCGAACTACCTTGAAACCGAGTCTTTCCAAGTATTCAATGAATGCCTCAACAGATAACACTACATGATCATCAGGAATTAACGCTGTGTAGGTAATACCCCCATTCTCAACGCGCACAGCATAGAGGCCATCTTCACTAAAAATTTCACGTAATTCTTCGATTTTCATCAACAGAATCCTTCCAGATAAATAGCACTCCCCCTGTTCGGGGTCCATCCCTCTTCTCCCTGCGCGCTACTTAAGTATTTTTGATTCTATTCTGGCACCGTCCAAAACTTCAAACACGTTGAAAATAAAAACAAAAAACCCGCCGAAGCGGGTATACTCAAACAATCTGGAAAATATTTCTTGGATTTGTAATAGGTCTGTTGATGGAGAACAACTCACGAATTAAATCTTGGCTCAAGCCAGTTTTCATAAGAATTCTTAGCCAGGTTGCATCATCCAGCATTTCAATCGCCTCGGCCAGCATGCCGGGTTCTTCAGGGCGCAAAAGTTCATCACCAGGTTCAACTCTCGTATACCCTCTGGAATTAAGATGCATATAGCCAGTTCTTGCCTGTTCCTGGGTCAATAAGCCTAATGCGCTGGCTCGATAAATACACATTTTAAGGCTGATTTTCCATCTAAGTTTAAATTCAACCAGAGCATTCCAGTCGAATTGCTTACCTCGTATTCGTGGAAATTCTTTAATGAAAGATAACCTGGGAACTAATAAGGCGCTCGAAAAGTGATCGGCTTGTGATTCCGTAAGTTTATCACCTGTCGTTATGCCCTCATGCATTACTAAATGCCCTAATTCATGACCTAAATCAGAGCGAAATCTACATATGCTTTTTTTAACATTGTTCCTGATGATAACAGGCCTGTTATTGTGAACAGTAAAAGCATCAACACGATCATCGACTCCCGTAACATGCGCAACGATTACCCCTAAACTCTCCGCCAATTTAACCATTGATGATATAGGGCCAAGACCTAAATTCCAGGCACGGCGACAATCTTCTGCCACTCGCTCAATATCATTCGGAGTAAGTAATTCAGCCCCTGGGTGCTCCGGTATGTTAACGTCAGGAAATTCGATTTCACCTTCAACAGCAGAAATTATAATATTAAGAATCTCAGCCCTGGCCAATACACTATTAGTCAGCGTTTGAGTCCTGGACTTCTTACTCCGAAAATGGCAGACATCACTTTCCAGAGCGTATTTTCGTTCAGTAAAAAGAAAACTGGACTTAATCATAAGCGCTGAAGATATTAACTCAAGACATTGCTCCGATGGCCTGCACCCCTTCTCCAGTTTGCTAACGAATTGCTTTGTCTTGCCAATTTTTTCGGCTAACTCTTCACAAGAAAGCCCAACAGCCATTCTCGCTAGTTTGAGCTTATCACCCCGATACTCAGTGAAGTTATTCACCTGATGTTCCATCACTGCTCACATCCAAATCTTTATCCTTCGTACGCCGACGAAGAGGCACCTTATTAATCTCCGCTTCGTCAGGGAGTGTGTTATAATCAAGAGGCATAAGCGGCATCGATGCTGTAGATTGATGAGAAACTATACTAATCTGAGCACCATAAGTATTAAATCCAACAAGAGCTACCTCCCAACGAGGCAGTGTGGACTCTAATTCACCATCGCCCTCTTCGGATAAAAAAGGCTCAGCTATGACTCGCCATGTAATATCTTGCTCAGCCTCAACATCACCAAACAATGATAGCTGCTCATACTCTACTTTATTTCGACGCAGACGATGTTTCTTTTTGGGGTTATTAATGCAATCTTTGGTAAATTGTAGCGGAACTTTATTTAAAGCAACTACATAGTCCAACCCCTTGGAAATCATCTCAAGGCCAGGAATTGCATCTTCATTTTGAATAAGATGATTTCTGACCCAATCATAAGCCCTTACACCTTCAGACCAGTTGCTGTCTAATGCGTGCTTATGATAGTACAGCTGCTCAAGTACGTTAGCGATCTCCGCCAACAAGTGGCGAACATAGTTTTCAGCAAGATAAGGTTGAAATTCCCAACAAGGAGCTAACTGATTTTCATTCATTTCAAGTTTCGCTTTTTTTAGAATTCGTAAACCACATATTTTCGCATTTTTCTATTTTTGTCAAC